AGTGTCCACACACCGGGTGCAGAGCCACCCTCGCCATCGGTAGGGCCGACAGTAGCGGGAGGGGATTTAGTAATCAAACCACCGGGGTATTGTTGACTCACTTCACTCTCCTCAGTGCCTGCTTCTCAACCAGTCGTTCTTTAATTTTTTCAAAGGGAGCCGTCCAGTCACCAAACACTTCTTGTCGGTACAGCTTCATTGCATCGTAATACGGACAGGTTTCGCCCTCTAGTGCGTACAGGAAGTAACCCATTACCGGAATCACGACCCACGTCTCTACGCCCATCGCAGCAGATAAATGACCCACAGAAGTACAAGAAGATATTACCAGATCACAGGAAGCAACCGCAGCACGGGTATCTTCCCAAGAATCCAACGGAACCTGTTTAACCCATGCCGGGCAAGAGTCTGCACCCTCGTCGCGCTGAAGGGAGATAAACTCAGCGTCAGCGTCCTTCACGGCGCTAAACATTAGATCATACGGAAACTTCTTGTTATGGTCGTGCTCAAAGGCTGATTGGCCCTGCCAGCGTAGCCCTATGCGTTTCTTGCGGGATTTAATAGCTTTAGGTTTGGTAATGTACGCCACGCCAGAAAGATCCTTCAATTCCAGACCCAGCGGCACGACAGCCGACATACCCTGCACGTAGTGGTCGTGGTAAATACCAAAGCAGGCTTCGTGCTGAATAACAGCGGATACGCCTTCAACGCCAACGAACAAGGAGGCTAGTTGACCGGAGCAAGAGACAATGACTTTACAGCCACGCTCCGCAATCAGTTTGGCGTAACGCACTTGATGAATCTGGTCACCCAGACCGCCTTCAAGGTAGAGCATAACAATACCCTTGCTCTTGCCATCCCACGGCGGGGTGGGGACGTTAGGCTTGGCATTACCAAATACACCTACAATACGTCCGCGATCCATCAACTGATAACCTTTCTGCACTTGCCCTTGGTGCAGCATGTACCAGCCACGGTTATAAGCCGCCCGGTGATTGTTAGGTTCTTCCCGTTCAATTTTCTGGCACAGTCTCCAGCCCTCGGCAAAGTCACCCATGCGGCTTGCTGCTAACTGAAGATCAAGGTCGTGTAAATCAGGGACAGTGCGGGGACGCTCAAGCCAGAACTCTGGCTGGCAGAACTGCAAGTAATGGTCTTTTAAAAGGTCTTTGGGTGGGTCGTTGTGCTGGTGCTCCAGTACAGGTTTGATGTCGTGCAGACCCAAAGTGCCGTGCAGGTTCTCGTCGTCTTCCTTTACGCTAGACCCGTCAATGTTCTTGAGATCGTACTCAAAGTGCGGCAGGTCGAGGAAATTGTGTATGCGTTCAAGTTCTGCCTGCGGGTTAAACAGCAGGTCTTCGTACTCAACAAACAAGAAACACGCCGGGTCGTATGCGTAGCCACCCTGTAGCGTCTGGTAGGAGCCTTTGAGGTGAGCAGCAAGGTTACCACTGGTCAAGAACTCATCAAGGTTCTCAGGCTTTGCTACGCGCACAAAAGAGGCCATGCAATCGGGAACAGAGCGCACTGTAGCGATGATCTTGGGTTTGTGGCCTAACACTTGACCCATTGCCTGCATGATGACAGGGATAGGCCAGTTACGTGCCTTGTCGATAATGACCGGCTTGGGTACTTCCTCGTAAAAAGCGTCGATCACTCCGCGCATGGTGTGGGCGAGTTTCTTGCGCTCAGGATCGTTGTTCACCAGCAAGTTGTTTTGATGCCACGCCGTAGCTAGACCGTCCAACGCAGCACCCAAGGCAGAGGTGGTAGACACATGCGTCATCGGGTTCTGGTTCAGTATCGCCGCCAGCACAGTTGAGCCTGAACGGGGGATGCCTGAAAGGAAGTGTAGGGCTTTGTCCATTATTGTGCCTGTTACGCTGTTTTTATGAAGTGCTAAGGGCTAGTGAATGTCGTGCTGCGGGCATTTTTGGTAGTCTCGACCATGTAGTAAGTGCGCCTACTTGTACTGGGCTGGAGCGGTTGATTGCGTTGTTAAGGCCGAGTTTGCCATCGCCGCCAGAGCCCCAACTCCACAGGGTGCCGTCTGTTTTAATGGCGAGGCTAAAATCACTTCCAACCCCAATCTTAGACCACGTAGTTAGTGCGCCTACTTGAACAGGACTGGAGCGGTAGATTACGTTGTTAAGGCCGAGTTTGCCATCGTTGCCAGCGCCCCAACTCCACATGGTGCCGTCGGTTTTAATGGCGAGGTTAAAATTAGTTCCAGCCGCAATCTGAGACCACGTAGTTAATGCGCCTATTTGTACAGGGCTGGAGAGGGTAATGACGTTGTTATGGCCGAGTTGACCTGAGCCGCCATAGCCCCAACTATACAACTCCTTATCAACAGAAGGCAGGGGCCACAAACTCTGTTGTTTCAAAGCCATCGCCTGATCCAGTGTCCACACACCGGGTGCAGAGCCACCCTCGCCATCGGTAGGGCCGACAGTAGCGGGAGGGGATTTAGTAATCAAACCACCGGGGTATTGTTGACTCACTTCACTCTCCTCAGTGCCTGCT